ATTGCTCTTGGGGTTTCTGGATCTGGTGCAGTTATAGTTGGTGGTGGACACTTTGACGGTATCTTAAATATTAGTGGCTCCACAACAGAAAAATTAATAAGTGTAAAGAGTGATTCACTTAACCCTGCTTTAGAGGTTGTTGGGAATGGAGATACAACCATATCAGGTTCTTTAAGGGCTAAAGCCTTGCACATGACAAGTCATAAATTTGCTCCCGGCGGTACTACAGCACACTTTGTAAGATTTGATACAAATGGCTCTGATGCAACACAGAACGACAACAATAAATTAGTAGCACCATTTTCTGGAAAACTTATTAAAGTTGTCGCCAGAGCAACGTCTGCACCCGGAAGCACAGTGATTGGCTTGCATACAAATGTAGATGGAAATCAAAATGTTAACGGAACAGCAACAGAAGCAATTACAGTTAATATGTCTGCAGCAAATACAACATTTACATTTACATTTACCGACAATGCAAACTACGGCCCCGGCGACATCGTTGGTGTTAAATTTAATCCAACTAGCGACCCCGGAACAGTAACTCTAACCTCTGTCTGGGAATTTGATCAAAATTCATAGCATCAAGTTAATAAATA